TGCATCTAGTGAAATAGTTGTACCATCAACAGCAAGTGTTCCATCTATATCTGTATTATCTAAATTAGCTGTACCATCTACATCTATATCACCAGCAAGATCAATACCTGCTGCACCTGCTAAAACTAAATCATCTGCTGAAGTATCCCATAACATATAGGCACTTGCTGTATTTCCAAAAAACTTTACATCGTGGCCTGCATCATCAACCCCTACGGTTAGTGATCCAATCTGTACAACTCCATCTGCTGATTGATCCCATAGTAAAAAACTTCCAGAAGTATCACCAAAGAATTTTACATCTAATCCTGTGCCATCAACACCAACAGTAGTTGCACCATCTATTTGTACAGCGCCATCAATATCTACTGCATCTAAATTTGTAGTTCCATCTATATCTGCATTTCCAGATATATCTAAAGTTGCTGCATCTAGTTCACCTGACAAAGTAATGTCAGTAGCACCAGTAATAGCACCATTCAGTGCAACAGCACCATTAATATCAATTGTTGTTGCAGCAATTTGTATTTCTGTATCTGCTACTAAATCTAATTGACCATCTGTACTTGAATGAATGTATAAAGCTGTATCATAAAAACAAAGTTTATTTGTACTATTTAAAGTTAAACCAGTTCCATCAGTATGGGTTAAAGTTGTATCTTGATCAGCACCAAATTTAATAACTGAACTGTCTGCTAAAAATAAATCTGAAAATTCTAATGCAGAAGTACCAAGAGCTATACCATCTGCTGATGAAGGAGCAATAGCACCTGTTGTTATTCTAACTCTATCTGTTCCACCAACTTTAATATCTATTTGATCGTCTGTATCTGCTGTAATACTTGTATCCGCATCAGCATCTAAAATAAATTCATTACCATCTAGGTCGTGTGCTCCAGTTGATGAAATACCTGTATCAACCATGTTTGGATTAGATGCATGATCAGCTGTGGCATAAACAATTTTAGTTCCTTTATCAGTGGCTGCAAAAGCAACAGTGCTTCCTGATCCAGAAACATATTTAAATGTAAGTGTGTATGCACCTGCTGTGCCATTTAACAGAATATACATCTGTTGAACATCTAAAGGAATTGTTACTGTAGCATTTGCACTAAGTGTGCCTGTAAATTTTATAATTCTATGTGAAAGAGTTGCACCTGTAGATCCGTCAGAAACAGATAATGTAGTAGTAGTTGTTACAGCTTGTTCAACATATCCACCAACCATCTGTTCAATGATTTGTAAATTAGTATTGGTTGTTGATCCCCATGTACCGGCATTCTCGCCAGTGGTCATTAACTCTGTACCAAGACCTGTATAACTCGATGCCATTAAGCGCTCCCTACAAATATTTCAACATCACACGCTGCAGTATCTGCGTCCACGGTGATGTCAACTAAGTCAGAAAGACCTGAAGCTAAAGCTGATCCTGCCGCTTTCATTGTATCTACAACGCCACCACTATTATCACCTGGATAAATAAACGAGTGACCTGCATCTACTTTCATTCTAAATTCTGTGTTATCTTCATCTCTAAAAGTTAACATAATATGATTTGATGAATCTAAATTTGTAATTCTAATATATCTAACATCACCATCATCAAACATTCCTGCAACATAACCAACTTTATTAGCAGATACACCTACACCACTGATTGCTGATATAAATCCTATTAATCCACATTCTGTTGTTGATGCGGTTACAACTCTTTTTACAACTTCATTAACGCTGGAAATATCCAAAGATCTTTCCGATCCATAATCTATGTTGTTGAGAGTAATTGCTTCTTTTATTGATACTGTTAGTGTTGCCATATTTTATTCCTTAAGGTGTCGGAGACTGAACGGGTATACGTGGTTCACCATCCGTATAATCGTCTCGTCTTCGTCTTCCTATTTGTTCTCCACCGAATTTTTGTACTTCGGTTTGATATTTTTGTTCGTATAATTGTAGCATATCCATTGGGCCTTTTAAATAGCTAAATGCTTCTACCAAGCATGCATATAAAAGTCCATTGCCAAAATTTAAACTTAAAAAAGTTGTCGTATTTGCTGAACTCAATCCTAGAGGTCTAGCATTATAATGTAGTTTATACATAAAAGCTGAACTTGGAGTAGGCACAATTGTTATTCTTCCTGAAGAAGTTGCCCCAGCTCCTGTTGCTCCTCCTGACATTGCATAATATTTTGGTGTGCCAGTTGTTGTTTCGGCAGCATCATATTCTCTTAAAAAGCTGATATCTTTCTTTTCTAAAAAGCTATTAGCTCCAGTTGCCGCACTTGTTGAAGTATAAACTTGAAGTCCTCTAACAAATAAAGTTCCCGCCGGGGCATAAACATTGTCTTTGGAAGCCGTTAAATTTCCAAGCATTTCTTTTCGATCTGCATCAATTGGAATTTCTCTTTGAATTCTAAGTTCTGAATTATCTATAAATTGATCTGTAATTGTACTTGAAAGTACGCCTGTTCCAACTTCAGTATAATTCTGAATTGCTGTTGTTAGTGTTGAATAAGTAAATCCGGCCATTATGCACTAAGAGTTACTGGTCCTATTGAAACCGGAAACCCTCCTCCTTTCACACTACCTGCTGTTGCAGTGTTTGTGTTAACTGTAAAATAAAACCAATCTGTTGTAAAATCCGTGTCTCTATCACCGCTAACATATTTACCTGTAGTAATAGCATAACCTGAAGCATATGCAATATTTGATCCTGCTATACCATCAAAACTACCAGGATCACCATAAGTGCCTGAAGTTGTTGGTGCTCCTCTAAATCTATAAGTACTTCCATTTGTCAACCCATGATCTGGCGCATGAACATTAATAATGCCTGATGAAGCTGCATACGTGGTAAATGGATCAGGAATTAATAATTGTGCTACAGTTTTTTCTGTTCTATCTGTTCTTACATTTTGTAAACCTTGTGCATCTCCACCATGAGGTCTTGGCTCTAGTTGAGGTTGTTTTGATTCATATTCAGATTTATGAACAAACATTCCATTCCATTCTCTAACCATTTCATTATATGGAAAAGCCATTCCTGATCGGTCTGATATTGCCTGTGCGTATTTTCCTCTTGCGTATGCCATTATATATTCGGGTAGTAATTCTTCGGAGTTATATAAGTACTAGCTGAAGAACCATCTTCTGCTAATGCTCTTGCTAACTCGTCTTCATACAACAATTTCATTTGTTGTACTAATTGTGGGTTAAATTTTTGTGCTAAATAAAATGCAAGTCCTGAAACCATACAAGGTACAAATCTGTATGGAATATTTGTTGCATCGGTGTAAGTTGCATCTGCATCTTGCAATCTTTTTACATAATAAATATGAATATCTTTAGATGCATTTGTTGAATCTGATGTTGGGTAAACGGTTAAAGTTGTTTTGTCCACGAATCGTTGAACAAAATATTGTGCTGGAGTTCCTTTAGAAAGTTTACTTGATAATGCTGAATAAGCAGATCTAGCTATTTTTGTAAGAGAAGAATCAGATTGATCTGTGTCTGTTTTATCGGATCTAAGCGTAGCTTCTAAAACATCGTCCAAGCCATAAGTAGAAGTTCCAGTTGTTCCGCCTGCTGTAGTAGCACTTGTTCCATCACCTGTTGCTCTATAAAAAGTATATTCTGCCTGACCTTCAACTAGATCAATATTAGTATCCCCTACTTCCCAGTAGTGCAAACCTCTATTGCCCCATTCTTGAAAAAGAATATTTAAAGATCGTCTTGCTGTTTTTAATTGATAACCAGAAGATACTTGAGAACCAATTCTCTCATAAGCTTCATTGATAATTTCATCAACAGCAAATGTTTTGTCGAACGTTACTGTTCCGGAAGTAGTATTCGCCATGAGCTACCTACTATCCGTAAAATGCCGTTACACTATTACACTGTGTTTCTGTATAAGTAATATAAGCTCCATCAGGAAAAAGAACACCATCTGCTGCTAAACTAAGATGATCATTAACTCCTAAGGTAGCATCAGAACGAACTGCTATTAAACTTGTTCCTGCTGTTCCACTATTTCTTATGTTAATTGTTCCAATAGCACCGCCACCAGACCAAATTAAATTTTTAACTCTTGTACGACCTGCAAAAACAACGCCTGCTACTTCAGAATTAATTCCTGCAGACATATTACCTGCTGGGTTTCCGACTGCTGTTATTGACGATATTGTTGCAAAATATCCTGTACTTGTTGCTGTACCAGCATTTGCTCCAGTAACAGTTTCTGATAAAGCCTCTCCATTAACATCCGTTCCCACAACAGTAAAAGATTTACCGGAATCGTCTCCTGCACTTAAAAGTGTAATTTGTCTAGCTGTTCCAGTATCTGCTGTATAAGCTCCTCCAGAAGTTAATGCTCCACCTAAAGTAAGTGCTGCATTATTTCCAACCGCTGCTGCAGTCGATAAACCATCAGCGTCGAGTGCTGTAGTTGTAATTACTGCAGATGATTTTATATCTGTTGACATAAATTTTCTCCTAACTATTAATTAAGATGGGGCCGAAGCCCCATCAGAATTTATTTTATTACAGATTCATCCAAATTAATGAATACTCTGAATCTGCAGAAACACACATAACTTGTCCAATTACTTGACCTTCTGCATCTGCATCAGAGTCTAGTACTTCAACTGCTCCTGCAGTTCCGTCTGAACGAACTGCTGGTGATACTAGAGTAAGAGTACCGTCAGTTAACAGTGCAGCTGGTCCATGAGTTTGGAACCAACCATAATAACTAGCAGTCATGTCAATTGTTGTTGCACCCACGCAAGCACCAGTATGTGTAGTTGGAGCTACAACAACTGCTGAATACGGGTTAGGCATCAAAGTTAATTGAGAGTTAGTTGTTAACGCTGTTGCTAGATCATCGTAACAAGTAATAATAACACTTGGATCTGCTGAGTGATCATGAGCGGGGTTAGACTTAACTCTTAAACATTGTCCTTCACCATTCACATCATTAACAAATAGATAACCTTCAGCATATTGATTAGCTGTAAGATCTGTGTCTCCAGCTGTTTCAATAGATATTGCTGTTTCACCAGCTGCAGTTGTTGCAGTAGCAGCACAGTTAGTGTGGTTAGCAACTTCTGTTACGTGTTGTACGAGTTTTCCAGCAGTAATCGCTGAGCCACCATTAAGTCCATATCTGAATTTTCTGTCATTGTAAATTAATTCACTTCCTAATGGAAATAATTTAGATGAACTTTCAGCGAATGGATCTACAGTTGCTGCAGAACTACTACCTTTACCGATCATTAAATCAGTAGGTCCGTAACCTGATGCAGCTGTATATTTCCAG